CTTCATTCTTTTTACAAAAACAACAATTTCTAATAAATGATATTGGGGTTTTCTTTTCTAAATAATACTTAATTATTAGTTTTGCGTCTTTATGCTTTTGACTTTCTGATGGATTGCTATAATAATGGCAAGGATTTATAGTGTCTACTTTATGTCTAAAATGATGAACCTTAATTTGTCCTTGACATAAAATTAAATCTTTATTACATTCAGGACAAGAATATTGATCTTTTTTATTTGCTATTTTAGGATAAACATATTCACCTGTGACTTTATTAATTGCTCCAATAGGTAATAATTGAGACATTTTGATATATTATGTGTTTGATTTGATACTAATAATTATATAATCAAATGTTTGATTCAATTTTTTAAATAAATAGTATATATGACTAACCATAAGAGTAGTGATTATAAAGAAATAGCAGTTCAATATTATTTAGTTGAAGATAAATCATAAGTAGAATTATTTATAGGGGATTTCATTTAAAACGGGCGTTTTAAATGAGAAAAGGTGTAAAATAATATATAAAATTAAAACATAAAATTAAGTTAACTATATAAATAAGATGTTAAGAACATATGAAGCTAATTTTTCGGTTGCGCTTTATTCGCTAGGCACTTATGAATATAATGAGGAAGAAGACATAAATTATTCTGAAATTATCGCAACTCATACTAATAATTTTAATTGGTGTTTGTGTAATGATTTGCAATCAAATTATGTTTTAAACTTTCTCAAGGAGGGATATGAAAATTTTCAAATTTACGGCGATGTCACGATTAGCGATATAGCATATGAAAGAACAGGTAAATTCACTTGTAAAATAGGTATTTTTGATGACCCAGATTATCAATTTGATGAATCTGATATTGAAGCTATAATTGAAGAAACAATTAGAGCTTCTGAATTAATTGAAGATAATGGAATAGTAATTAATAATGAAAAATATGCAGTAGACATTAAGTTAGATTATTATGTGGAAACATATTACGACGATGATGAAGGAGAAGGAGAAGGAGAAGAAGACTCAGATAACAGTTGCGATGAAAAAGAAAAAGAAAAAGAAAAAGAAAATAACAAATACGATGAAGAATCATATAAAAGTTGCTATGAAAATTATTGCGATGAAAGTAATTGCGATGAAAGTAATTGTGATGAAAGTAATTGTGATGATGATAATTGTGATGACGATAATAGCGAATAGTGAAAAGAATATTATTTATTTAAAGTAGTAAATTTGTAAATAAATAATATATTGTATTTATCGGACATATTTGCCTACACGTGCAAAACTGTCAACAACAAAAATAATAAAAACTCCTAAAAAAGAATACAATACTACTTCTTCGGTGACCGAATTGGTTTTTTGGTCTTGTTGTTCTTCCAATAAGTTTATCATATAATTGAGTTTTTCAACAAGCACTTGATTAGAATCGTTTGATGCAGAAGATGGACTCGTATTTGTGTCTGAAGCATAATATTGTTTATTATTTTCATTTTTTTTAGAGTTAGAATTTGAGGAAGGCACCAATTTTCTATAATATTCTCTCACTTGTGCATCATTCATAAAAGCACTCTGAAGCTCCTGAAGATTTAAATCTTCATCGTCAGTAGGTTTAGGGACTAGATTATCCTCCATAGTAGTCATACCCTCTTGTTTTTTAGTTCGTTCAGAACCGACAGAAAGAGGTTTAGCAGGGAAATCAAAAGGGTTTAAAGGTTTGAAATCATCAGAATGCTTTGCACTAACAGAAGAGCCTTTAGAATTATAATTGCCCAAATCACTGTCATCGTCCGGATTAGAATTATGTATGGATTGAAGAACAGAATTTACTTTTTGAGGGTCAAAGTCGCTAGATGATTGACGAAACTTTTGGGTTTTATTATGATTTTGCCTCTTCTTGTTAATTGGAGTTTCGTATTGTGTCATTTGATTATTCTCATTATCTATTGGTGCGGCAGACATTGCTAAATAAGACATTCTCTTAATAAAAATCAAGATAATTATTTATGAAACAATCTGAAATATAGAGAAGTAAAATAAAAAATATATTTTGTAATTTATATATAATGAGTATGGAAACAAAATGTGTTATAGCTCTGTTTGTAGCATTATTAATAATTTTAGCGGTAAATCCTAGAATGATTAACAATATTTATAGTACAATTTTAGGAAGACTAGTATTGATAGGTGTAGTAATATTTTTGGCAATGAATAATTTAGTTTTAGGGTTGTTAGTTGCCTTAGCAATTATATCATCTATAAATCAATTTGGTTCTTTTGTAGAAGGAATGGACACTATGGCGGCTCCTGTAACTATAGGAGAAGACAATGTTCCCATAACAGGACAGCAAATAGTATTAACAAAATCAGCAACTGCTGATGTTGATGCCGCTAAACAAAAAATAAGTGATTTAAAGGCAAGAGCCGCGTCCGGTAATTTGAATACAAATTCTAATACAAATTCTAATACAAATGCTAATTCTAATGGTATTGATAAAGAGGCGATAAGAAATACAATTATGGCAAAAAATTCGAAAACAATTCAGCTAGATGCCAATGCAATGAAAAATGAAGACGTTAATGCATATAATCCAAGTATGCTTACAAATACATCTTCAATGACAGAAGGGTTTTGTCCATGTGCCGCATCCGCTTTCTAAAATAATTATTCTACTTATACAATATAGATGCGTAAAATATATTTTAAGATACTTGTGGGACTAGTAGTTCTTTTATGGGTTATTTATTTTATTCAATCTTTCACTAAATATGAGGGATTTACTCCTAGAATAAACAGTTTATATCGTCCACATATTAGACTATTTAATCAAGGCTATGAAAGTTTTGTAAATAACTATGGTCCTAAAGTAATTATGAATAAACTAAGAAAATGGAATATTTATTAGAGAAATTATTAATTTTTAAAAGATATTTTTATATTAATTTAATATAACGATGTCTAATATTTTTTATGAATCAATAGCCTTTGTTCATAATCATATAATGTTTTTAAACAACAGTAAATTTTTTGCGGGTGTAGTTATGATTTTATTAAACGTTGGTTCCAAGTTTATAGCTATTCAATTTAGTAAATCCACAGAAGAATACCTTAAATTAAATGTTACTAAACAATTGTTAGTATTTGCTATGGCATGGATGGGAACTCGCGATATTTATACGGCATTAGTTTTGACTGCGGTATTTACTATATTGTCTGATCATATATTTAATGAAGAGAGCCCTTATTGCTGTGTTCCAGATAAATACAAAATATTGGCTAAAATAGTAGACGAAAATAGTGATGGGAATGTTTCAGACGAAGAGATTAATAATGCTATTGCTATTTTAGAGAAGGCTAAAAGAGATAAAATTAAAATGCAACAACGTAAAAATTTCACTTTATTTGGTGATTATCTCGCAGATAGTTATAAAAGTTATAATTGAGTATATTATTTGATTTTATAAATAATTAAATAATATATATTATTAAATAATATATATATAAATGAGCACATTAAACAAAACAATAAACACAGATGTTAATAATATACCGGTAACCCAAGGAGTTCCTATACCATCTGATCCATCAGTTATTAATAATGAAGATACAACTAACAAAAAGGAAGAAAAAATACCAAATTCATTGATTATTTTTATTAAAACGAGAATACCAAATTATTATAAAGTCAATTATGAACCATTTATGACTGTTCCTAAGGATAAAAGTCATACTGTTTATTTTGATCCACTTATAAAATATTATGAGGGACCTATTAAAAATATACCACCCAGTGCACCCAAAGATGCATTATATACGCAATTTTTTGAAGCTGCGGAATTTGATACTATGATTAACCGAATTCTTAGTGATTTCAGATATATGCAAAAACCCAGAAATTTAAAACAAGCGTATGATGAACATGTTATTGATAATAATATGAATATCACTTTGAAAACTCTATTCAAAAACGATAATCTATTTTATATAAATAATAAACCATATACCATTGTCGGTTCACATTGGAATAAGAATGATTGGCAAATAGATAAAAAACCAATTGAAAAGTTGTTAAACCAATTTTCACATTTAACTGCTTCACAATTAGAAGCCGAGGCGAAAAAAGAAGAAGACGACATTCCAGAAGTATTAAGGCAAGGCAATCTGGCTTCCTCTAATTTAAACAGCGATGAAGTTGTAACATCTGTAGCATCTGGATTACAAAATGTTGTTGACAATGCGGAGAACGTGATGAATGATAAGGAAATAGCAGGTCAAACAGAAGCATTTGTATCAGCCGACAAGTTACCAGGGGTTTCTGAAGATATGAGACGATTATATAGTGAATATTTGAGACAGAATATTCCTATTAATTATTCCGATAATCCTGATTTAGCTCGAGACACACTAACAATGTCCCTATTGATAGACCCTTCTGAGCTACTAACTTTTATTAATAAAAACAAGAAATCGAATATTATTGAATTGTATTCAGCATATATATCTGCTAAAACTAACTTACAAAAAAGCGACAAAGAATACACAGATGCGTGCACAGAAATAGCAATTTATAAAACAGAATTCGACAAAAAGGTTAAAACCATTATTGATAGAATTAAAAGAATTGATAGAAATTCTATAGAAACCCAAAAAGAAGAAAAAAATAAAATAATCCAAGAAATAACACTTCTAAAAATAAATTATATGAAAATATTATTCAGAATCGCTGATGCAATTATGGAAATATATAACCAACAAAAGTTATATTTTGTTAGTACGAAGTTGCTATTAGAAGGTCTAAAGACAGATTATAAAAATATTATCAAATATTACGAAGACCCTGAATTGGCTATGAAATGCATTGAATATGACATTAACACAATTAGTGCTTTAATAGAATTAGACCCGGAAAACCCATATTCGCAATCTTATTTTTATAACTTCGAAAAATTCAAAAACTTTTATGAGAAGAAACTATATAAAAACGAGAAAACTCTGTTAACTCCTCAGGTTAATTATAGAGATGAAGAATATTACATAAATAATCCAAAAATATTGTTAATTGAGAAACAACAATATGAAGTTTATAACTTTCAAATGTTTCTGTTTTATTCATATAATCAATTCGATATTTGGGTAATGTTATTCAAATCTATACAAATTTTTGCAAAATTTATCGGAAATGAAACTATACAAATAATTAAGCTTTCTGAAACGGCTATGGATAAATATAACAATACGTTTCCTAAAAACGACTTTATCGATAGAATACAAGCGGATGGAGTAAAAGCTTCTTATAACAGTTTAACGAAAAAGTTCGATTGGTATTTGGTTAAAGAAGACGGAACAAGATGTATTCCACCTTTTACAAATGGAAAAAAACCATTGAAATATACGGAAGATGAAAATCAAGAGAGGTTATATATAGCTTCTATGAAAACACAAGTAAACGCATATGATGCAATAATATTATACATATACTTACTTGAAATCGTATGCTTACGACAAAATAGAGTTTATGTTGCCGAAGAAAACGTTAATCAATTAAATCTGGAAAATTCTCTGACATTAAACGAGTATTATTACACTATTGAAAGTAGCATAAAAGATGATGAAACACTTGGTTTGGAAAAACGTATACCAGAATTTCTTTTATGGGATGCCGAAAATTTAAAGGATACTAATTTTTTAAATAATAAGAAAAGGATCAATGATAAGTCGTCTCTTGTATATAGAGGTCGAATTAAGGCTATACAAAAGTCCAGAAAAAATATTGTTAATAATTGTGAGCAAATAGCAGACATAATTACTCCTAGTATTAGTAAAGATGGGTTTATAACTAAATGTCAATCATTATTGATCTCAAATTTTAGTGATATAACTGAGCACTCTTTCAGAAGTAGCTATTGGTTAGAGAAGACTATCAAAAATTATGATAATGAAGCTACTAGTGATTTTATATATAATATTAGCAGTGTAGTAAAAGATGCGTGGTATGATAGAATAACTCTAGACAGAGAACCAGAAGACCATTTAGATTGGATGGTATATAATAATGCCGGAACTAACACAACCGAAAGTATTTATGCTGCTATAAGCGACCTCTTAAATACCGAATTGGCCTTGAATGAAAGCGAAACCAATAATCAATATACAGAAGAAATTGACGGAAAAAAACTATTTACTGTTAATTCGTTGAAACAACTGGTAACAAGTGAAAATCCTAATCCGAATATTAATGATACGGAAATACTTGCTATTTTACAAGAAGTATTAAAAATTAAGTTCATTGTTTTCGAAATGTTTCCGCGTGATGACAAGTCTATACAATTAGGAGATATCGTTAATTATAAAAACCATAAATATAGAGTTTTAAAAATTCAAGAAACGGATAATTCTTCTTCTTCAGCAGAAACAGTAACAGGATACGACCTATACAATGGTTATGAAATTTTGGAAAATATTCCAGTAACTGGAGTTACATTATCCAATAAAAATATCACAAATTTATTCCGTGTAAACTGTAATTATATAGATAAAAATGTAGATAACATTGACCATATTTATTTGCTATTGTCTCCACAAAAACAAGCAGACGGTAAGTCGTTTCTAAAATATAAATATGTTAAAAACTCAAACACTAATAGCTTTCTTTACTCGTTTGAAGAAATACCTGTTTATATTCAGTATTTTATATTTAATAATTGCGCTAGATTCAATCCTGATATAAATATGAATTTTGGAGTTATGCAAGACATTTTTACAAATTTTATGATACAAATACAAAACCAAATGAATGATAATGCTCTAGAAACTGAATTGGTAAATGTTAAAAGTGAATTGAAAAATAAATCAAACGAATACAAAAAATTAAAGAAAATAAAAGATAAGTCTCCCGAACAAAGAACACAAAAAACTTTATTGAAAGGCGACATCAGTGACTTAAAAGCTAGAACAAAGGAACTCCAACTATTGTTAGATGATAAACAACTATCTAATTTATCAGGAGCTAATTTATCAGGAGCTAATTTATCAGGAGCTAATTTATCAGGAGGTGCTGCTACATTGAGACCTAGCGAACAATACGTAAATTATAATGCGCCTGGTTATAATGAACTTGGGTATAATCCTGCAGCACCTGGTTATTATGGACAACAGATGAATCCATATATGCAAAATAATCCAATGTATTTTCCTTCGCGTTCTCCATATTCGTATCCATATTATAACCAGAGGCGTTTGCCATATAACGTGTCTCAAAATAAGGCAAAAGATAGTAAATCTAAGTTATCATTTTACATAACAATAGAACTAGAACTATTTCCAGGAACAACAGCAAATTTGTTTCAAAAGTCGGTTGTAAAATGTCAAAGCACATTTGAAAGAATTAGAGAAGCGTGGTCTGATATATTTGGTTACCAATATAGGCCATCACCAATGTCAGAGGCTTATGCATATGGTATGCAGAAGGTTAATAAAAATGGTAAAAATAGTAATAATAAGACTAGTGAGAAAAACAAACAGTATACCAATAAAAATAATAAAAATACCAATAATAAGACCCGTAAAACTAACAAATAAAGACGAAAAAAATATATGAAGCAAAAGAAAAAATTGAAAGAAAAATTACAATACTTATTGTTAGTATCATAATTCTAAAATGAACCAATTATTATTAAAAATAGATAATTTAATGGAAGGCCAGGTAATAAAAAGACCTTCACAATATATAAAAACCCCATATGTTGCAGATGTAAAATGCATTGATACCTTAGAGCAAGTGCTGGCTCATACTGCATCATTAGGATGTTGTGGATTAGCAGATGTAAACGCATCTATATTAATGGCTGTAAGTCCAGAGCCAAAAACAAAAACTGTCCCAAAAAATAAGGCCAATATGAAATGCACACATACAGTTTATTTGTCTGTTTTACGTTTCAATAATAATGAACACAATGGTAATGAACGCAATAATAATGAACAGATTATTGGTATACATCCAAAATTAGCGGAAAAATTAACTGAAACCGCGTTAACTAACAATTTGTTATCAAGACTTCAAAATATAAAAAAATACCGCAGAGAAACAGCTATTTATATAAAAGACCAGGTAGATTCGCGTTTCGATTTCACAGGTGTAGACCAAGATGGTATACCGTTTATTATGGAGGTTAAAAATGTTCCATTGGCTGATTATGAGGATGTTAGTTCGGTTGACAGGAAAAAAATGGATTTTACAGGGAGACCATTTGACACAAAAGTTGCATACTTTCCAGATGGATACAGAAAGAAAAGTTCGGACCCGGTTAGCCCAAGAGCTTTAAAACATATTAGAGAACTAACATTAATAAAAAGGGAAACGAAAACTCGTTGTATAATGTGTTATGTTATACAACGAACGGATGTAAATAGGTTTCAACCATCAATAATTGATCCGGAATATAGGGAAGCATTTAAAACAGCGATTGATTCAGGAGTTGAAATAATTACAATGGTTATACAATGGACAAAAGAAGGGGAAGCGTATTTTGTAAGAGATGACTTGCCAATTACACCGTTTGATTAATTTAATAAGAAACAGTTACAATTTATACATATAATATTTTAAATTTGTAAATTAAATGTTTATATAATATAATATAGTATAATGGCAACAGATTTAGATTTAACATTTAATACACCTAATGGATTTTTAACAACAACT